TATATATATTTCGAAGTAGCGTTTGGGGTATATACGATATACTGGGTGATGCTTCAGTATTTCTTGGAGTATTTCTGCAGTCCACTCTTTCATAGAAAAAGAACGCAGTGACAGTGTGAGTACGTAATGAGTATGAATGAACGTAGTGAATGAATACGAATGTAGTACGAACACTAATACCTCACATTATACGTTATATACGATTCTATAGAAACATTTATATACCTGAGACTATAGGTTATGGGTAGGATGGAAAGTATTGAAAATACTATTGTGGACAAGCGTACAAAGGAGTACAAGAATAGCCTAGTGCCTGGGACTAAAGAGTACGAAGAATCGTTGGTGAGGGCACGCAAGATACTAGAACAATCCATTATTAGGAATGAAAGTGTTAGGATTGGAGATAATGCGGTTGTTGAGAACAAGACACCAAACAACTTCACCACAATATACATCAAAGTTGAAGACAAACAAAGGTTGGATGTTTGTAGGTTGAGTCCTAAGGAAAGTTATGGTGACATAATAAGACGTTTGATAAAAGACTGCCCATACGAAGTATTCAATGGACAAAAGATTAGTAAAGAGATGATGTGATATGGATGAACTAAAATGCGAGCATGTAGAGATTGTAGTGAATAAGAATAATGGAGAAGTACGTTGTAAGAATTGTAAAACCTATTTGTACAACTCTAGGAGGAAATACCATGAATGACCAAGAACTAATGGAGAGACTACGCAAAAGAGAAGAGAAGGACAAAGCATTGGAAGAACTTAACATTGAGATGGAACAAATGCTTAAAGACTTTAAGGAAGATACTAAAGGGTTCAAGGAAAAGTATGGTGGCAATGCATCAAGAGCATGGGCATTGATGAGATATAAGAAGTATTGCATTGAAAGAGGGATACCTTATGATGAAAAGGGAAGACAGCAAACTAGTAATCCAACCGAAAGCACTAAAACTAATTAATGAAGGATTCTGTCCTTCGTGTGGCTTGCATAGGGACCACTGGAGTAAGGGTAGGAGACGGTTTAGGTGTTGTCAGAAGATATGTACGGAAGTATTCTACAAACGACAAATAATATGCACATCATGGAATGACTTGAGGTACCAGGTGTTTGTCAGAGATAACTTCACTTGCAATAAATGTAAGTTTGTGTTTGGTCCTAAAGAGTTGATTGGAGACCACATTGTACCGATTGCTTTGGGTGGACTACAATGGGAGATGGAAAACATACAAACTCTGTGTGTTGGTTGTGATAAGATGAAAACTAGAGATGACCACAAATTGATAGCTAAAGCTAGACGAGCTGAGAAGACGGTTTTTGGTAAAAAGTACACCAAACTGTCTATCAAACAACTTTATGATGATGCAATTAGAGATGGTGATTTGGTATGAGTGAAAAGTTAGACCCAACAGAGGTAACAAAGGAGAATAGAGATAATAGGATTCCTATGATGTACAGGAAGAGAGAATACTCTGCATCCATATCTAATTATGCTAATACTTCCCTTAGTACTGAAGAGAAGATACTGTATGACCAGTTGATGGGCGAAATTTCTGAATCTAACAAGATAGATAAAGCTGAACATATTATGCTCCTAGATTCTGCGATGTTTGATTATCTGCGCATCAAGAGACTACAGGCAGTAATAGCTAAGGAAGGAGATGTTATCCATATTGAGCTTAAGAGTGGGAGAGTAATCACTAAAGCCAACGAAGCTGCGTATTTACTAAACGCAATTACAGTTCAATTTAGAAATTCTATGAAGGAGTTGATGTTGACTCGGAAAGAGGTTGTGAAGAAAGAGATTGGTATTGGCACCAAAGACTTTGCTTCATTCCTTAGTGACCCATTGGATGCAGAATTTAAGGAGAAAGATGGAAAAGATAACAAAGTTAATTGAAAAGTATGGTGGCGAAGTCCATGCAAAGCTTAGAGACCCAGTATTCTTCATAAATGAGATAATCGGGTTTGATGCTCCACCACATAAACTTACTCCCTACCAGGAGGAATGGATAAGACTACTTGAGTCAAACAAGAAGCTCAATATCCAATGCTTTCGTTCTTCTGGCAAAACAGAAACTATCCTTATAGATTACCCTATATTCAAAGCATATACTCAGGCTGGATGGCAGGGTATACTCGTATCCAACTCATTGAAACAGTCAGTAAGTATTCTAAGGCGAATAAGAGAGAAGATACTGTCTAACGAAGTTCTTAGGACATCTATCCCTATGGGTAGGGATGGGTTGTGGTCTAAGACTGAAATGCAACTCAAGAATGGGTCTATGATATGGTCTAGACCTAATAATGAGAACCTTCCTGGTGAGCACGTTGACTTCGTTGGTGGAGATGAGATTGGGTATTGGAAAGATATGGATATAATTACCAAAGTCATACCTCCAATGACTTTAGCAAAGAATGGTGTTACTTGCTTTATTGGTACTCCTACTTCTCAAATAGACCCAATTCATCAGTTACAAAAGAATGAAGCGTACCTCAGTAGGTCTTATCCTGCAAATGCTAAGGCTGAGAATGGCTTAACTCTTTGGGAGATGAGATATCCGCAGAAGCCAATGGCTGAAGTAAGACGAGAGTACGACTCCATGTCGTGGTCGAGAGAGTTCTTACTTAAGCCTTTGGGTTCTAAGGATAAGATATACCCATTTGAATTGATATCCAAGTCTTTTGATGATGATTCTTCATTTGAGTTGATAAAACAAGGTGACAGTGCATATTTCATGGGACTTGACTTTGCACTCTCAGGGGAAGCTGGTTCAGACTTCACAGTATATACCATCTTAAGGAAGACTGGTGATGTAGTTACTTTAGTAAATATGGAGAGATATAAAGGTTTGTCATATCAAGCGCAAAAAGCAAGAATCAAAGTGTTAGCTGATTTGTATAAACCTGTGAAGGTAGTTGCGGATGAAGGGTCTTTTGGTAAGAGCTTCATTGACGACTTAAGATATGAGTATGTGCCTATCGAAGGATTTAAGTTCACCAATCAATCAAAACAGGAATTACACACGAATTTGAGGAATATGTTTGAACAGAGTAGGATTTGCATACCTAGAGACCAGAGTGATTCTAAAACTAGATTAACCACAGATTTACTCATTAAAGAGATGGATTGTTTTGGAGTAGTATATGACCCTGAAAAGATGACAGTTAAGTTTGAGGGTGTTGGTGAACACGACGATATGGTGACTTCTTTAGCTTTGGCTTGTTGGGGAGCAAAAGGATTGGGCAAGGTAAGTTGGACTGTCGGTAGAAACAGCACAAGTAAAGGTGGTAGTTTTCTCATACAGTCGGTCAATTAGACCCTTTAGATAAAAAAACATCGAAACATTTATATAGGCGAGACGACACTGTGACCCCTAGGTAAAATTTATAGGATTTAAATCATGGGAATGCTCAACAGATTGTTCGGAAGGGAGCCACAGATAGGAATATCTGAATCTGGGATAGGTTTGGTCTCTCGTGGGCAAGATTACTGGGGAAATAGTGAAGTGGATGGTATAGAACAAAATATTTCTCTTCAACAGCAATATGATAATGCTTATAATAATTTCCCAATAGTTGCAGCTGCAATAGATGTAACTGCAGAACAAGTAGTACAAGATTTCTATTTTGATGGTCCTAATTCTGGCAAACTGAGTAAGTTTGCTGAAGAAGTAAACTTACACCAGAACTTCCTAGTTATCACCAAACACATGATTAGAAATGGTAATCTATGGGCAGAGTTCCCATCATCCAAGGAAATGAAATTCTTAGACCCAAAAACTATGAAAACTTGGAGAAAGTTAAATGGGGAAGTGATTGGTCATTCTCAGGAGATTAATGGTAAAAAGGTCGCTCTTTGGGGAACTACTGGAAGTAAAGATAAAGACTCCCTATTTGAAAAGAAAAGAAATATAAAAGAGATTGTGCATTTTAAGTATAATGCTTTGGCTGGAGACAAATATGGTAATAGTTTGATTCATTGCGTTCTTCCACTTTTAAGAGTTAAAGACCAAATTGAAAGAGATGTTAAGATGATTGTGAGAAGATATGCAGCTCCAATAATTCACGCTCAAGTGGGCAACGATTTGCACATGGCGAGTGATACTGATATTACTACAGTTCAAACTAATCTTAAGGATATTTATGCTGATACTGAGTATGTCACAAACCATCTAGTTAAGTTTGAAGTTCTAGGATTTAAGGATAAGGCAATGAACGTGGACAGTATAATGGGGAGGATTGATGCAAATATCATTGCTGGTCTTCAGGTCCCACCTGAGTTGATTGGATTAGGTACTTCGAGTAAATCTGAAGCTGAGGTTAAGCTAAGAAGTTTTGGAAGGCACGTTAAGTCAATTCAAATGTCAATTAGAACTGAGTTCGAGGACAAAGTTATAATTGGACTAGGTCTAGGGAATATTAATGACCATATTGTTTGGGGATACGCTGAAGAGAGAGAAGAAGAAATCAATATTGATATGCTGAGAGGTCTAGTTAAGGATGGAATCATTACTCCACAGAAAGCAAATTCACTACTTCCAGAAGAGTATCACGAAGTTCTACCAAAAATGGAAGTTGGTGTGATAGGGACTCCTGGCAACCCCCAAAACCAGACTCCCTATCAAAAAGGAGCAGATGCTATTAAGGATAAACCAACTGACCCCACATTAAAACAAAAAGAATCTGGTCAGAGAAGGAATAAGACTGATAGATTTTCTACAATGGAAAGTTATGGATTGGAAGTTGAGGTAATATAATGGCACTAGTTAGAAATCCCATAGATAGGCGAGCTCACTCATATATTCGAGTTAATGATATGTATGACAACCAGGATGTGGTTGTTGAGAACTCATTATCGCAAAAGAAGCAATTCCAGGATGTTGAGAGAACAAGTCAATTAACTCAAAATGCCTGGAATATGAGTCCTTTCACTAGAAGTGATGCTTATAGGGATGTTACACTTCTAGGTGTCGAATTTGTTGGAAGAATGCAAAGATATCCAGGTACAGTTAGAGTTGACAGGTACAGACAATGATAAAGAAAATTGATGGATTGTATTACAAATATTCTGAGGATGGAAATAAGAAGATGTCGAAAGGTTATGCCAGTAAGCAAGAGTGTGCTGGTATGAGTGAGAACGTGTTGTTTGAAATGCAAGACTTCACTTTCGAGGTATCTGAGTCTAGTGGGAGTAAGTTTGCAACAATAAAGGGGACTGCATTAACAACTGGAGTATCAAAGAATAAGAGGAACTACTCATACAAAAACCTCCAGGAGAATGATGGTAAGTCATTTAATGTGATTGTTGGTCATCGAGTAGACTATGATAATCCTAAACATAATGTTGGTGATGGAGTTTATAAGTTGGGCGAATCTAACAAACTCCTCTACGAGGCTAAAATAAGAAACACTTTGGAATATCCAGATATTGTTGAGAAAGTGGCTGACGGATTAGTTGCTCCTTCAGTCCAAGGTGGATTTAAGAATATAAAAATGAGTTCTGAACTAAACGAGTCTGGAGAAAAAGTATTTGATATAGAAGGACTCAAAATACCTTTACTTGCTCTTGTTAATAAACATACTAGAGGTGTAGATGGTGCTACCATCGAAGCTGTTCTAGCTGAAAGTGAGTTGATGGAAGCGGATGAAGTAAACACTGAAATTATGGAGGCTAAAAAGATGGCAGATGAAACTGAACAACTCAAGTCCCAGCTAAAAGAGGCACAAGATAAGTTAGCTCTTGTTCTTAAGGAAGCTGAAGACATGAAGAAGATGGATGAGAAGATGAAGAAAGAAGAAGAGATGAAGAAGAAAAAGGCGATGAGTGAGTCCCTAATCGGCATGAATAAGGATTTGAAAGAGTCCGAGTTGATGGAGAAGTCACTGTCCGAGCTTTCAATTATGGAGTCCTACGAGAAGCAGATTGAATCTAGCAAGAAGCAGTCTGAAGGAGCAGGAGAAGTTGTTGAAAAGGAAGAGCAGGAACTTCTAGACAAGGAAGGCATCATTGTAGAAAAAGACAAAGACCTAATTGGAATGAGTAAGGAAACTTACAAGAAGTTCAATAAGGAACTAATGGAAAGCGTCTATCGTTGAGGTGAAATAAATGGCACAAAAGAACTATTTATTTGATGACGATGGAAGGGTTATTACAGGGATTAATGGGAATACCACATCAGCAATTACTGCTGGAGACCTCCTGTATGCAAGCCCCCCATCAACGTCACCATTCGGGACTACAACTCCTAGTGGAAGTGTATGGGATGAGATTGAAGTTGAGCCCATAAAGTTTGCAACTGCTGTTGGAGACAATGCGCAGGGAATTAGAGTGGTTGGAGTAGCCATGCACGATGCAGCTGCTGGTAGCCAGATTTCGTTTGCCACTGAGGGATTATTCTTCAGTCCAGTTATTGATACGACTGGGTATGTCCAAGCAGGTCATACGCTAAGAGCAGCAGAGGGAACAACTACTGCAGGAGTTACGAACAACGCAACGACTACAGGACCAACAGCCCAAGAAGTTAGGTATAAGATTGGGTATGCACTAACTTCAGCCAATACGGATGGACACTACATCCTTTGGAAGTTCAGTAAGTAAGGAGGTAAGAGAAAATGCCACAAGGTAACAGTTTGTTAGCAACGGACAGTAAGGATTCTTCATCCGCAACTGCTGGAAGTTCGACAGGTAGCTATCTCATTCCGAGAACGCTATATGGAGACCTCATCAGAGCAGTGAGGAAGAAGCTAGTACTTCGAGCACTTGCAGCTAGAGTGATTGGTCCAGCATCAATCCCAGGAAGTTCAATCGACATTCCCCTTCAAACGAAGGACACGATGGAAGTTCAAAGGGTTGGTGAAGGTGCAGTTATTCCTCTGGATGCTGAGAGCTACTCTGGATTTAATATGAAGCCATACAAGTATGGTGTGCGTATTATGATTTCCAGAGAGATGGAGGAAGACTCACTGTTTGATGTGATGGGTTTGAATGTTGAAACCGCAGGTTATGAGCTAGCTGACAATGAGGAATCCCTCATTATCGACACCCTAGATACTGGGTCAGGTATTTCTGATTCCACTAGGATTGCGAACTCAAACGCAACTCTTCCAATTAGCGACATCACTGCCGCTATGATGGGAGTTGAGGAAGAGAACTACACTTGTTCCCATATTGTTGTTGGGACAGAGGTAGCTAATGACTTGCGCAACATCGACACATTCGTCGAAGCTGATAAGGCAGGTATATCTGACCCAAGTAAGAGGTTGATTGGGACTATCTTCGCAATGAAGGTGATTGTAAGCAACAACGTGAATGCCAAGAGAGCATACGTGTTGGATGCGGACCATGCATTCTTGATTGCAGAGAAGAGACCAGTAACTATCGAAAGGTATTTTGATGCGTCGAGGGATAGTTCATTCGCAGTAGCTACCCAAAGATTTTCAACGAGATACCTAAGGTCTGGTGCTATCGCAAGAATTATAACTACGTAAGTAGTTATTTTTTTTATTTTTTATTTGTATTTTGAGGTGAAACATGGTATACAATGTTGGTTGTAAAAACGGATTGAATCCTAGCTGGGGAACTCCAGCAGCGGCTAAAGAACTAGGCAATATTGAGAAAGGAGTTGGTGCTCCTGCTCATGCTGCCCCGACTAATACTATTTATGTAAGATTAGATGCTACTCCAGGTACTTCGAGTATTTATAGGAATACTACTGGTGCTAGTACTTGGGCAGCTAATAGTGATGATTGAGGTTCAGAATGGCAGACACTAGAGCAGAGATTCTATCTGACATGGAAGCATATCAACATACTAATAATATGCTGTTTAAGAAAGCCAGAGATAAGTTGATGTTGATGGACAGAAAAGAAGTCAAACCAAATGAATTGGATTTGAATAGAGATGGAGTTGTTGATAAAAAGGATAGGAGTTTAGCTGCTAAACTCCTAGGTAGTTCAAAAAAGAAGAAATAAGAATGAGGTGTATGAAAAATGGCTGAAGAAGGATTTATAGATATTATGAAAACAACCAAGTTGCCACCAGAGGCAGTAGATTATATTCAGACCAATCCAGAAGGATTGACTAAGGAAGGGGCTGAGTTTAATTATAGGAGCTGGAAAGCTGATAGTAAGAATAAATACACTACGAAGAAGTACGAATCAATGGTTAAGTACTGTAAGTCATTTACTCCTAGTGGTAAGACTACGAATGGTGAAACTATTCTTTCTAGAGGTAATGATGGCAAACCTACTTGGGTTGCGAAGGTGGACTAATGACTAATCGAATAGGTGGTAAGTTTAAATCTTCTGCAGTAACAGTAACTACTGCAGCAACAGCTTTACCTACAACTCCTGTATCTGGAAGAATAACTCAGAACATCAGAAACAAGGGTGCACAAACTCTTTACATCGGTGGTTCTGACGTTACAGTAGCTAATGGTTTCCCAATAGAACCTGGTGAAGCTTATCCTGTTGATGTCAATGAAGGAGCAATTCTTTATGGTATTGTTGCTAGTGGAACTGCTTCTGTAAAAGTATTGGAAGGTGTTTAGATGGCAATGATGGGAGGAGGTTTGATGGGGTATCCTAGTGGTGCCAAATCAGTTACTCTTAATGATAAGAGTGGTGTTGATGCTTTTATAGTGTATGATTCTGATGGATTCCCAGTTGGTAAGATTACTAGTAATGGGAACATCGAGATAAAAGGAATGTTAAAGAAGACTACAATTAATTAGGAGGTAAAACATGAAAAAGATTATAGCAATAGTTTGTTTGGTCTTACTATTGTTAGCTTCTGTTGTATTTTCGGTAAGTCAACTCAGACCGTCTGAGTTTACAACTGTCACTTCAACATCAGTTAATTTTAGTTTGAACTACAACCAAACAACGAATGGAGCTACATTATTCAATGTTGCAGTCTATAATAGCTCTGCCAGTAGTACTGGTCCATTCCAGAAATTAGTTGATTTCAACTATACTAACAGCTCGTTCTTCAACAGAACAATCACGTTGAAGGATAATGAGAGACATTGGTGGTATGTCAATGTCACTAACGCTACAGGTGGAGCAGATGTTAGCGCAGTTAGAGTATTTGATGTAGACACTGGATTCCTAAAGTTCCAATTTGGAGGATACTCCGCATTCAATATAACTGTTGATAGTGGTAATACTCAGATTGCAAACAACTTGAGTACTAATATATTGAATCTAAGGAACTCAACTGCAGATACCACATTAGACACTTGTACAGCATCAAATGCTGGAGCAATAAGGTATAATGGGACCTTTTGGGGTTGCACTGGTGCAGCTACTTGGAAGCAACTCGATAACTAGAGGTGTAAAATGGCAGACTACCAAACAATAACGAAGTATGCTTTTATACCTTTAGTATTGACTGTGTTAGCTCTAGCTGGTATGAACTACCAGCCAGATGCAACACATGCATGTGATTCAATAGAGAAGAAAGCGTACTGTTTTGCTTTATCTGGTGGAGTTGGAACCAGATGTTATCAAGACGACAAAAAAGAATCCTGGAAGAATTGTGCTGAAGGATGGAAACTAATTCCACCAGCACCAGAGGTTGAACCAGTTGTGGTGACACAAGTTGTTGAAACTAAAGGAGAGTGTGCACCATGCCCCAAGGCGATAGTACTAAAGTACTACGATGATGGGAAGGTTATATGCGATACTAATGGACAGAATTGTAAAGCCTGGAATGGATTACTAGGGTGAAAAAATGGGAGCACTAAGAGATGGATTGGGTGCGACAGTTAAGAACGACTTAACTATCGAATCAAACAATAAGCTCTACTTCAGGGATACTGGACTATATATCCAATCATCAGAAGATGGTAAGCTAATTATTAGTTCTGATGGGACTGGTAATGGTACAGTAGAACTTCAAGGCAATGTTGATGTGAAGGCAACAGATAAAGCTGGAGCTAGAGGAATTAGACTATTAGACTCTGATGACTTCCCAGTACATAAGCTTCTATCAAATGGGAATCAAGAGTTGAAAGGATTGTCTAAGAGAACGAGTGTAGATAATGGATAGATTGGACATGATTTTGTATGAGTTTGATAACTACTCAAACAAAGTCTGGACAGTCAAAGCCAGGGAAATAGTAGAACTAAAGGATAAGGAGATTGAGAGTAAGAATGTAGCTATACGTTCTTTAAACTCAACTCTTATTTCTTTAGAGCAACAGAAGAATAAAACTATCGAACAGATGAGATTGATGGAAAAGCAACACTCTACAGATTTGGGTATTGCTAAGTCTGAGATAAGTAAACTTAATGATAAGTTGAATGCAGTCAATAAGACGAGACAAACTCTTGCCATGTATGGATGAGGTGAATGAGATGAAATACGCTTTAAATACTAAAAAAGGGACAACAATCAACCATCCAGAAGTCACTCTTCCTGGATGTTTGGCTGTCCCTGTTAGCGATAAACAGGCAAACCAATTGAAGCATATGATTGGTGTTGTTGTGTTTGATGGGATTGTTGGAGTTAAAGAAGAGAAGCAGAAGGAGTTATACAACCTATGACTAACGCATCAACAACAGAGTTGAAGTCAGATATCGGATTAGTTTTTGATGTTATTGATGGAACTACTACTCCAAGATTGGCAGTACTTACTGCTCAAATAACTAAGGCTCAAAGAGATGTTAGAGATTTAACTGGTACAACGACAGGAAGTACAAGAGATAGAGCAATAAGAAACCTCGCAGATTATTATGTTGTGATGAATGCGATGAGTAACCTTGACCCAAACCAATCAAACTTTGAAGCATTTCAAAGGATGGCTGATGGATTTATGAAAGGAGCTGACGGAGCACTTCGGAAGCTAGGTAGAACGCTAGATGGCGTTAAAGTTCAGTTTGTTACAGTGAATCCTTAAGTAGACGCATAACTAGTGCGTACACTTAACCGCATGGTGTGAAATGGCAATTACGATAGCGACCATAAGAAACGCAATATACACTGCGTTGTATAACCACTTACAAACTGGTACATACGCAATTACTTCTAATAATATTTATCCTAACTTTAATCACGAGCAAATAATAAAAGACGGATATCCTTCTGTTATTATAAATAAACCTCACGTTCCTTTTAAAAGATTAACAGTCGCAAACCTTGGTAGATGGAAGTGTGATTTCTCTGTTGATATTGAAGTTTGGCATAATAGCTCGGAAAATGCCAAAACAGTAGCTGACCAAGTTACTGAAAAGATACTGAGTGGAATATTAGTACTTCGTTCTTCTGGTCTTTCAATGATTCAGTTTGGTGATGATTCCACCAACACTATTCCTTATACTCAGGAGAAAACTTTACACACTTATACCATTAAGTTAAGTGGTAATTACATTGGGATGTCGAGTTGAACAATGGGAACGATACCAGGGCGATTCGGGGAGCGATTTATTTTTAGGGTATATTCCGACGTTTCGGCTAATAATCGTCGAAATTTGAAGGGTACGATTTGCCCAGGAACGATTTTAAAGGCTCCCGATAACGGATTCCCCCAGAATCATAAAAACGAATACTGAATGAGGTGTATGATGAGTTTAAAATATGTGCATGTGGTACAAAAGATTAGTAATGAAATGAAGTCTGCTTTGGAAGAGGTCCCAAGAAGAGGAGGGATGTATAATTGGATGTTCCTATTCAAAGGAAGTATTATGCAGATGAATGATGTTACTAAAGAAGAATTAGAAAGGTTTGATGTCGTTCAAGTTAACTTAAGTCCAGTAGACCAACTCATGGTGCCAAGGATAAAGAACATGCTCAATAACTCAAGTACTTTATTAATAGGGAATAATGACTATGTTGTCGAAACATGGGATACTCATGACCAACATCCACTTCAATATCTCCAGTATCAAGATATGTGTGACGCAGTATTTGGCACAGAAGAGTTTCAAACTTCATTCCTACGAGATGACGCTTACATCATCCCTCATCCACATTGGACTGGGATGCTTGGGAAGATTGGAATTGATGATATGAGGGAGAATAGAGTAGCTGCATTATATCATTGGTGGGAAGCCAAGTCCTACACTACTAGTTTAATATTTGAGAAGCTAAGACGTACACATCCACAGATTAAAACCAGGTTATATTCCTATATGGCAACCCCCAAAGACAGGTCAGCAAGATGGAATAAGGCGATGTTCGATAAGACAATGCCACTTTTCAACTATCCAGACTTTATGACTAGTTTGGGTAGTAATAAATTCGTGTTTGAACCTTGCTCATACCATACTTATGGGAGAACAAGTGTTGATGCAGCTGCAATTGGAATACCTATGGTTGGAAGTAATAGAGTTGATTCTATGAGGAGGTGTTTTCCAGGTCTATCAAGTGAGCCATACGATTGTAAGGCAATACTCCACAGTATGGAATTAGTCATGAAGAATGGAAGTTATCTTGACCGAGCTATGGATTATGCTAAAGATGCTGTTGAGTATTACAATTATAAGAATGCAGAGATTAGGTACATGAACATGGTGAATGAAACAAGAGAGAGGCTACGCAAATGAGTCAGGAACTAATAAAACAAATGGAAGAGAAGAATTGGGATAAAGACTATGATGGTGAAGTTGCCAAACTAGTTAAAGTATTCAATTCGATTAATAGTGGAACTGAGGATTATTACTATGTTCATCAATTTGCTCTTAAACACACTAAACCTGGAGACTACATTCTTGATGTAGGTTGTGGCGTAGGCATGTTATGTAACCTCTTAAAGGATAATGGCAGAAATCCAACTGGTGTTGATGTTTCAGACGAAGCAGTCAAACAATCATCTATATTTGTTCCATCAGTCCATTTTAAGAAGATGTACTCAGAAAGATTAGAATTCCAAGATGAGTTATTTGATGTTGTTTGTTCAACCGAAGTATTGGAACATTTGATTGACCCAGAAGTAGCACTAGCGGAATTATATAGGGTTTGTAAGAAAGGAGGTAAATTGATTGTGTCTGTTCCAATTAGAGATTTACTAGATAATAAGGGTAAATCCAAGCATCTACACAACTTCGACTTTTATAAGTTGATGTTCATGTTCCAAGATTATGGTGAGGATTTCAAAATATACCCCATCAATAAATTCAAACATTATGACGATGAAATTGCTGAACCATATAAAAAATTAATTTATGTTGTTGTGTTTAATAAGGTGTAAAATGGTAGAAAAAGAAGTTAATGTGGAAGATATATCAACAACTACTTTCCATATAGCTGGAGTCCCTATATCAGTATTCAAAAGGTTTGTTAAGTTTGTGGAACACAATTCCACAATGACTAAGATATTCTATGATAAAACAGGACTTAAGCAAATAAAGAAGGAACTATGTTATTCTATTGCTTTAGCTCAACTCTTAGATATTGCAGAAGCTGATGCTAAGACTGCGATGCTTTATGAGAAGATAAATGCTATTGACGATAGATTGAAAAAAGTAGAGAAGGTTTAAATGGCAGGATTACGAGTTACTATAGAACTAAAAGAAGGTAATTTT